CTCCCAACGGAGGGCTATTTTCGAAACATGACCATCGAAGCGACTTGCATCGGCCTTAATCCAACACGGTTTCGGGTACAACATCCATTGTTCCCGGAGAATCTTAGCACGTTCCCACAAGTTGTGACCTTTCATTACACATGGTCCTTGTTGGCCCTGATCCTGTCGCACCCGATCGATTCCCTTGAAGAGACAAGGTTCGAGTGGCTTAATATACCTTCCCACCTCCACGTTGTACCGCGGGTCTCTCGGCTGTATCGGCCGCGGCACGGGTTCACGCTTCAGGTCATCATACACTTGGTCTGCAAAAGCGCTGTACTCGAACGTCTTTTCTGTCTTCACAAAGGTTTTCAAATGTGAGTCCTCCTCAACAAGAGGACTTGTTTCCAAACTAGCAAGAGCCTTTTCATAGAGGGCATGCCTGCGATCGCCAAGATACGAAGCTACAAAGCGCTGCTTCGTCCATGGGATGGTCGATGGCATTACCCGAAGAAGGTCAGTTCGAAACCTTGAAAGTCGCCGATGCCAAGTTGCCTCATTTGGTTCGCGGATGATCTCCCACGTCTTATTTGGGTTACCAACGGCGATAGGCACTTGGTGACAGACAATTCGTTCTAGCACAGCCCGTTCAACATTGCACAGCGTAGAGTTGAAAAGGCCCACACTCACCCTTGGAGCTTCTGGCATCCGGAAGAGAGAGCGTAGCTTTGGGGTGCCCGCCCGGCCTGTTGCGCACACAAAGGAGCCCTTCGGGCGGTCAGCGTTACCTCGGCCCCACGGAAACCTAGTATCCAGGTTTCCCGCAAGGACAGTTCGCCGACCAGGGACTCCGCGCAACAAGAAGGATGGCTTTACCCCCCCGTCGTGAACGAGACGCCCGCACCATTGTCGACGGTGAGAGCAGCAAGTCCACGTAGGGTGGTAGGCACCAAAGGAGCCGCCAGCTCAACACGACGAAGGGTCGCGAGAGACGAAGCTGGCACTTGGGCCGCCTCCACTTGAGCCTTGCTCGGAGTGAAAGCGATTTCAACGCACTGGTCCAGGTTGTTAGCAATGTGTTCTGCCCGGACCCCCCAAGTCTCAGCCAAACGGTTACCGAACTTTCGTGCGGCAGCCCGCTGGGCTGGAGAGTCATTGAGCATGCGGTATGAAGCTCGCCCATCCTCAAACTTCATTACAGGCACCGCAAACTCGTTGCGAATCTTATTCGTCAACCAACGCCAAAAGGGCCCGCTGACTCGAACGGACTCTTCAGGATCAATCGGCTCCGGATGCTCACCCGGGGCCACATGGTACTCACCGTCGTCGTGAGCAACCTCGAGGCCCTGGATTTGCGCCGCTATCGCTTGGTCACGCACTCGCCGTAATCGAAACAGCCAAGCGCGCACGAGGTACCGGAGTGTCCACGCTGCCAGAAGCATGAGAGCCAACGAAACGACCGTCAGCAACAACATACCCAGCGCCAACACTATCCACGTAGACCAAGGCACCAGAACTGCTTTCAACAAGCAGAACCAGTACCCGTCTGACCATTCCCAACTCCAGCACGTCTCAGTCAGGCCACTCTGCGAGTGCCAAAACCAAGCGACAACGAACCGTGCAAGCCGGGTTATCCCATCCCTACCCGCCAGCCAAGCATTGAGGAGTTTCAATGCAAGGTCAACAAAGGGGCTAAGAACGTAGTCAAGTGCCCACCACATGACCTACCGCTGTTTACTC